CAGGTACTATAAAATTCCTGATGAAGAAGAACTTGTTAAGATGGTCTCTATTACTTCGGTAACGAGTCATTTTAATAAGGAAATCTTTATCAACTGGAGAAAGAGAGTTGGTAATGAAGAAGCAGATAAGATCACGAAGGCAGCAACCCGACGTGGTACTGATATGCATACTCTTACTGAACATTACTTAAAGAATGATGAGGTACTACCTAAAGTTCCACCTATTTCTGATTTTCTATTCAAGATTGCTAAACCTAAACTCAACCTGATAAATAATATATACGCTCTGGAAGGACCGCTATATAGTAGGCAATTGGGTGTTGCGGGAACAGTCGATTGTATTGCAGAATACGATGGTGAATTAGCAATAATTGACTTTAAGACTTCTAAGAAACCCAAACCAAGAGATTGGATTGAGCATTACTTTGTTCAAGCAATGGCATATGGTTGTATGCTATATGAAATGCATAACATTTCAATAAAAAAATTAGTCATTATAATGGCATGTGAAAATGGAGAGTGCGTAGTCTATGAAGAAAACAACAAAGCAAAGTACATCAAACTCCTTGGTGAATACATTAGGAAATTTGTTGGAGATAAATTGGAGCTTTATGGAACCGACTAAAGAATTAGAACAAGCAATAGCGAGTAAGTTTTTAACTCCACAGAAATTTGCTATGGAGATTGAAAAGATTGTTGCGAACGATGAACTTAATTACATCGATGCCATCCTACACTATTGCGAAACTAATAGTCTTGAGGTAGAATCAATAACGAAACTTATATCGAAACCTCTGAAGGAAAGATTGAAGTGGGATGCAACCCGTCTCAACTATATGAAACGAACTTCGAGGGCGAAACTTCCTATTTAATGAAGGTGACTCCGTTTGAAACCTACCAAACTTATCTCTCTATGAAAAGTCATTTTACTAATCGTAAGTATGACTTTTTTAAATATGGTGGTAAGTCTCGTGCTACTATGACATCCTTTAATAAAAGGAAGGACAAATATTGGTTCGAGAAAACATCTAGAAAGTATTCTGACCAACAGATACTAGACTTTCTTTTATCTAATTTTGTAACCACTGACAACCCACAGAACCTATGGATTGGAGAAATTATAAATTCTGGCGAAAGAAATTACGCAGAATGGATGAGACGACAACAGAGTTTAACGTACTTGTTCAAAGAACAGTTAGGAGAATTACTATCCAACAAAAACTTGAACGAAGTATTCGACTGCTCCAACAGCAAGCATCCAATAGTACTAAAAAGATATCTAGGTGGAGAGATCTCGCTGGAAACGCTTATCATACTGGAAAAAATATTTTCTTTCGCAAAAAACTTTGATAAGAAGTTAAAGGATCCAGTATGGGAAACCGTAAGTCTGAAATTAAAAAAGTATAATCCTTTCCTAAATATTAATGTGTTCCACTATAAAAAAATCTTAAGGGAGTTAGTCAATGAGTGAATTTTTTGATTCTGAAATTGTACAAGATGAGTTAATTGAAATTAATGATTTACAACAAGAAATTTACGGAGACCTAGCAGATTTCCCAACTCTTCCTGATGGAAAAAAGAAGGAACATATTTTGAAACTAACTGAATTGTTAGATAGACAACGTGTGATGTATACAAGACTGTCCTTATCAGATGACTCTGAAGCGAAAGCACTCAAGGCACAGTTGGAACAGTCAGTAGTCCTGATGGGTTTCCCAGAGGGTACTGACATCAGTATGCTATTCAGTGGAATGCAACAGACCATTGAAAAATTAAGACAGTACGTTGACTAATTTTAAATTCATTGCTATAATATAAACATCCAATCAAATCTAACTTAATCCGAGGTAACTTAAATGTCGTTTGCTAATCTTAAAAAGCAATCAAAACTGGGCTCTCTTACTGCTAAACTGGTAAAGGAAGTCGAGAAACTCAACACAAATGGCGGTTCCGATGAACGCCTTTGGAAACTAGACGTAGATAAAAGCGGTAATGGATATGCCGTAATACGTTTCCTTCCTGCTCCCGATGGTGAGGATCTACCATTCGTAAAACTGTACTCCCATGCCTTTCAAGGACCTGGTGGTTGGTACATAGAGAATTCTCTGACTACTCTTGGTCAGAAGGATCCTGTTTCAGAGTTTAATACTACTCTTTGGAACAACGGCACAGATGCTGGTAAAGAAACTGCTCGTAAGCAGAAGCGTAAGCTAACTTATATCAGTAACATCTATGTTGTTAAGGATCCAGCAAATCCTGAGAACGAAGGTAAAGTATTCTTGTACAAGTATGGCAAGAAAATCTTTGACAAACTAACTGCAGCAATGCAACCTGAGTTTGAGGATGAGGAAGCAATTGATCCGTTTGACTTCTGGCAAGGTGCTAACTTCAAGTTGAAGGCTAAGAACGTTGCTGGTTACAGAAACTATGATTCTTCTGAGTTCACTGCAACAACTCCACTATTGGATGATGACGATGCACTAGAAGCACTCTGGAAAAAAGAGAGTTCTCTTGCAGAGTTAGTTGCTACTGACCAGTTCAAGTCTTATGAAGATTTGAAGAGGCGTCTTGGTTATGTTCTTGGCAACAAGGCACGTCCTGCTACTGATGAATCTTTTGAAGATGAAAGTGAAGGTCGTGGTAATGCAGAGCAAGTAGTTGCTGCTGCTTCTGGAACTGCTTCTGGAACTGGTTCCAGTTCTGGTTCAGAAGAAGATGATGCACTATCATACTTCGCTCAACTAGCACAAGAATAAGTTAAAGGGCAACGTCAATAAGTCCCCCCGTAAAGGGTCCCCAGTAAGGGGAATATTTGAGACTCCTTCGGGGGTCTTTTTTATGGTGAAGTATTTCTAGTGTTCTCTGTTTCTACTAGTCGTCTGTTAACAAACTGTGAGGACTTATCATAATGCATGATAGTTCTCATATCATTTAAGTATTGTTGTAAATATTCTTTTCGTAGTACATATATACCTCTCTTCTCTTCGTTCAGTTGAACTTCATATTCATAGTTTGAAATTCCTACAACTGGATTGAGAGTTGCTGTATCAGTTCCAGGTTTTGGTATGGTAAACGTAGAGTCTACATGACTACCAGCAGGTAGAACTACTCTACCATTAGAGTCTTTAACTTCTGTAGTTTGATAGTGATGAATATTATTTAAGTTAGTTCCATATTTACTGTCTGCAAATCTGTAGATGTCTCTAGAAGATAGCGGCCAATCATTATTGATATTAACAATACCAGCAGTCAGGCATACAACCCAGTCTAGTTCTGCGTTACCATAAAGTTCTTCTGCTACAATATCAGGTCTAGAACCATCAGGAATTTGATACTTATTGAAGAGAGTAAATGCACTCTGTAAATCATCACGCAGTTTAACTCTTCTAAAAAGATTCTTAACTCTTACGTATGAACGTGAAGAGTTTTTTGTTTTTAATGGGGACTGATAGTTTAAATCAGGTAGTTCTCTAAAGTATGCCATTAGAATCCAACTCCTCTTGTACCTTCTCCACTGTCGTAATGCTCTGCATATATTGGGTTAAGTTCTTGTAGATTTAATGTCATCTTCATCAAACTTGGAGTACCATCATGGAAGGTTGAGTATGTTCCATTTCCAGTGTAGTCCATAGCTATTGAATTTACTACCATTGGTTTAAATATATTTAAGAATGGGTGAGCAGCACCACCTTTCATATATTCAAATATAAAAATATCTGGGGAAGCAATAAAGAATCCGTTACCACTAGAACCTTTTGCTGCTGAATGCTTTTTAAATGTTCTTATGATTTGTTTAACTTGATTTGCTTCACTCATATTTCTTGGTGAGAATGCAAATGTAAAACCAAAAGATCTAGTTTGCACACCATCAAAAACAACTTCAAGGTTTGGATTCATTACTTGTCCAGTAGACCTAGAAACCATTGTAGCTGGACTCTTTCCTATTGCTGCTGCAGCAAGTGCACTCATTATCGCATCTTTAGCATCTGATTTTATCTCTCCAAATCCTTTCATATTTTTGAAAGCATCAAAGTTTCCTTGCATCATTGCTGAACCAGCCGAATATCCAAGTGCTTCTATTGGATTTAATGTACTATCATTCCATTTAGTTCCGTTTGAATCAGTTATACTTTGTGGAATTGGTAGAATTATTTGAGCAAGAGCCTTTTGGTTCTTCTTTACCCTAGAAGATACAGTTTCCATACTGAATCCTTTTTCTAAGGTTTTCATCAAAGTTTTTTGTTGGTGAGCTTTACCTTCTCCACCAGCACCACCAGTAGTTTTTTTACCATGATCCATTGGTACATATTCTACTACTTTAATCTTTAAGTAGTCAGTACTACCAGTAAGCATCTTGTTAGGATACCTATAAGATACAAACTTTCCACCTCCACTGAATACATTGCTCTGTGTAGTGGTGGCTTTAGTATTTGTATTTTCTGATTTGACTTCAGGTTTGGAATCTACAACTTGTGTTGTTGTTTTTTTATTTCTATTTTTAAATCTATTTCTACTCCCCATATCGACCTAATTTTGTTGATTTTAGCTATTTATACGGAAATGTGCGAAAGGAATTGAATCAAGATGGTTCAGTTCATTATCATATACTTGATAGAGTTGTCCAGCAACTTCATTCCATGTATAATTCCTTGGTTTATTCCAATGGAAGTTGATACCACGAAATCCCCAAGAGAACATATCTGTACAGGCAATCAAAGGATTTTGATCGTATCTAATACCAGGAGTTTTGGGAGTGTACACAAAGAAATAGAAACTACCTACATCAGGAATAGGTGTGACCGTATCATTACATGCCTCCATTAGGTCCATCATTAAATCATCAGAACCTTCAGTCCCAATTAAATTCTTTCTTATGTCTGCTATGCGACTCATTTAATTCCTAGTTCTTTTTCTGTTAGTACTTTAAATTCAAATCCTCTATCAAGACACCACTCGTTTGCTGCTTTCCACTTTGCTTGATTTTTAGCATACTCATATGCTTCACGTAAATAACCTCTTGTTTGTCTCTTTGGTTTAGCAGGAGGTTTAGTTTGTCTTTGTGGTTTCACTTCAATAATATATTTTTTAACTTGCCCGTTACTTTCTCTTGCTTTAATATAGAAGTCAGGAAAGTATCGATGAGGTTTATTATCAACTGGAGATTTATACCAGACATACATTTCTTCACTTCCCCATTCGAGGATATTGGTATTAGTATCACAGTAATTCATGAATTTTAGTTCCCAAGAGGAACGGTAAACTACTTTGGTTGGATTACCTTTATATTTGTAAGGTGCTCTAACTTTATACTTACCTTTATAAGCCATAAATAAATATAATTATCATAGAAATATTTAGAGTGGTACAACCTCGTAGAATAGCAGATTTCAAACCAACCTTATCAAAGTTAGCCACAACTTCTCATTATCAGGTTATCTTTGGTGGATTACCCTCACCATTAAGACAGCATCTTAATGTGAGAGATGTTGGATGGAGATTTACTGCTGAAACGATAGGATTACTTTGTAATAATGCAGTTCTACCTGGTAGTTCTGTTGCTACGGGTGAATTGGATGGACATTACATGGGCATCAAGGAGAAGTTTGCTCATAGTAGAATGTTTATGGATATATCCCTTGAATTTTATGTGGATAGTGATTACAAAACTATTAAATTCTTTGAACATTGGATTGAATTTATGGCAAGTGGTTCTGCTGCCAATCAAGCAGATGATG